ACTTGCGGGCGGTAATTGTACGACACTTGCGGGCGGTAATTGTACGACACTTGCGGGCGGTGATAGTGCGAAACTTGCGGGCGGTGATAGTGCGAAACTTGCAGGAGGTTATAAAGCGAAACTTGCGGGCGGTGATTGTGCGAAACTTGCGGGCGGTGATAGTGCGAAACTTGTAGGAGGTAATTGGGCGACACTTGCGGGCGGTGATTTTGCGAAACTTGCAGGCGGTAAACACTCCGTTATGATAGGTGATAGCGGCAGTATAGCAAAAGGCAAAAAAGGAAGTCTGATAGTTATTGTTGAGCGTGAATGGGAAGACAGCGAATATGTTATAAAAGACTATGCTGCAAAGATTGTAGACGGCGAGACGATAAAAGAAGATACGTTTTATAAACTGGAAAACGGCGAATTTGTTGAGGTGAGGTAAAATGGAGGAAAAGGAGAAATAGAATGACTTGTAAAGATTGTATTCATTATGATTTGTGCGATAGAAATCAAGAACTTGCAATAGAGTGCACTGAGTGGGGAGACCAATTAATTGATACAGTCGAAATGGATTGCAGATATTTCAAAGACAAAACCCACATTATTGAGCTGCCCTGTATTCATGAAATATATTTTACACATATTTGCAAGGCAAGAGGACTGATAAACGGATTTTCAATTTTCGCAAAAGTCATAACAGAAGATGAAAATACCGTCACTATTGACAGGTTTCAAAAATTCGGCTCATTGCATATAGGAATTATTACTATTTCACGAGAAGATTTTGAACGGTACTATAAAGAAATTACAAAATCGGAAAAAGAGTTACAAGTAAGAGAAATTAGAAAGAATGAAAGTATGATATAATTATTATATTTAAAGGGGTGATGTCTATGCTTGTATTAATTTAACATAAAAACAAAACACTTGCCGAATGATTACAAAATAACAATTACCAAACTAAAAATTTTAATTTTGAAAGGAAATAAACTTAAATGGAAAATAATATCGTTGTATCAAATAATAATTCAATTACTGCCAGCTTAGCGGGTTCTACGGACGTTTTTTGCTCATTTAAAGTAGAGACAAATGAAGATAAAGCACGTTTGTTTGCTGCCACAAATAACCCCGATTATCGTCTTGCAGATTGCATTAATAAGGTTATATATGTTAAAGATATATACGCTGAAAGTGTAGAATGCACGAATGAGGAAACCGGTGAAGTTAGTGTTTGTCCACGTGTAGTTCTTATAGATAAGGATAATAAATCATACCAGTGTGTATCCGTTGGCATTTTTTCGGCGGTTAAAAAGCTAATTGGTATATACGGAGCTCCCACTTGGGAAGAACCCATCCCGATAGAGGTAAAACAGCTCACTAAAGGCAAAAAGAAAATGCTGTCGTTGAATATTGTATCTTAACTTTAAAGGGTGGTAGGGTGGGTATAGAAATGAGGTGATAATATTATTTTACATGTATGTGTCGAATATGACATAGAATATGACGGGGGTAATTTTGGTGTTGTCGGAATGTTTGAAGAAACTGAAAATGGTATAATGTTTCCGCCACCTGCTAAAAATATCGAATATTATATAAAAGAGGTTAACGAAAATGAACCTAAAGCCACAGACAGTAAATAAACTACGAAAATTAGTCAGAAATTATAATAATAAAATTAATCGAGTTAAAATAAATAAGCCAGAAATTTCCGATATACAGCCAGAGAAAAAAAGTATAAGAACAGTTTTAAAAGATATAAACTCACTTGCCGATTATAACCGTATTGTTAATGATTTAAAAAATTATACTAAAAAAGGTTCTGAAAATCCGTATATTACTGAACAGAATGTGGTCATTACGAATTATGAAAAAAACAGAATAGACAGAATTTTTGCAAGGATAAACCGCGAGCGTAAAAAGGAAATAGAGACATATAACTTAAAAGACGGTTTTGGAATGGGTCTGCCTACCGCGTCCGATTTAGCCCCCAAAGCTAATTTAATTGAAAGTATTAAATATAAGGATTGGGATAAATTTGTTCAAGGAATTGAGCGTAACAGATACAATATGGATATTAGTCAACGTGCAGTATTTTATAAAAATAATATGCTGAAAGCGATTGAAAATGTATTTGGGAAAGGGGAGTTATATTCAAAAGTAAATCAACTGAGTGGAACTGATTTAGTTTCATTATATTATAAAATTCCATATTTTAACATCGATTTCATATACGAACCGCAAGAGCAGGAAGAAATAGAATATGCTTTTATGAGTGCAATAGATAAAGAAACTAATAACCGTGCCACATATAAAATAGATAAATCTACTGGGGAAGTTGTAGATGAATTCGAGGTGTGATATCTATGTTGCGGATTTTGAAACAACTACTGATGCAGCTGCTTGTTTTGTATGGGCATGTGGGATACAGAATATTAATACGTTAGAATTTTATTGTGATAATATAGAATTCTTTTTTGATTTTTTTAAGAATAAAAAAGCAACTGTATATTTTCATAATGCAAAATTTGATTGTGAATTTATTTTTTTTTACTTATATAATCATAATTTTAAATATGTTAAATCTCGTAAAGATTTAGAAACGAATACTTTTACAACTTTAATTAGTGATAAAGGTGTTTTTTATTCGTGCGAAATTTGTTTTAGAAAGAATAGTAAGGTAAAAAATATTTTAACTATTTATGATAGTTTAAAATTGCTGCCAATGAGTGTGGATAAAATTGCGCAAACATTTAAGCTGCCAATAACTAAGTTAGATTTAAATTATACTTTAACTCGTGATAAAAACCATGTATTAACTGAGCATGAAAAGGAATATTTAAAACATGACACCGAAATAGTATGTTTAGCCCTGCAAGAGTTATTTAAGCAACAGCTTACGCATATGACAACTGCAAGTAATGCTTTAAACAGTTATAAAGAATTACTTGGTTTAGATAAATATAAAAAGTATTTTCCCGAAATACCATATGAAGTAGATAAAGATATGCGCAGAGCATACAAAGGTGGTTTTACCTACCTTAATCCACTCTATAAAAATAAAATTGTTAATGGTGGGATTATTTTAGACGTTAACAGTTTATACCCATCTGTTATGTATGAATGTAAGTTACCTTATGGAGAATATATCTTTTATGAGGGCGAATATAAATATGATAGAATATACAATCTTTATATACAGCATTTAGCATGTGAATTTGAATTAAAAGAGAGTGGAATTCCTACAATTCAAATAAAAAATAACATCGGTTTTATTCCCACAGAATATCTTACTGATAGTCATGGTGAGATAATAAACTTATATTTAACAAACATTGATTTAAAATTGTTTTTTGATAATTATAATGTAAAGAATTTAGTCTATATTAACGGTTACAAGTTTAAAAGTAGTAATAAATTATTTAAAAATTATATTGATTATTGGATAGGGATAAAAAATCAAGCTACAATAGATAAAAATCATGGTTTACGAACTATTGCTAAGCTGATGTTAAATTCTCTGTACGGTAAGTTTGCATTAAATCCTAATGTGCAAGGTAAGTATCCTGTTTTAGATAATGGAATTATTAAGTACGAGTTAGGCGAGAAAGAAATACGAAAAGCTAATTATTTACCAATTGGAATTTTTGTGACCTCTTATGCCCGGTATAAAACTATAACTAACGCGAAAAAATTAGGAGATAATTTTATTTATGCAGATACAGATAGCTTGCATATTAAAGGGTATAATATTCCTGATACAATAGAAGTTGACCCTGTTAAATTAGGTGCATGGAAAAAAGAGGGAGAATTTTCAGAGGGTAAATATATTAGGGCTAAAACATATGTTGAAAAAATTAAAATGGATAGAGATGAAATAAATAAATTCATTATTGCTAACTCCAATTTAAAAAATTTAGATTATGGAGACAGCTTATTAAATATAACATGTGCGGGTCTGCCCGATAAATGCTATTCACAGGTTACATTTGAAAATTTTAAAGAGGGTGCAGTATATAGTGGAAAACTTGTACCATTACATGTAAATGGAGGTGTTGTATTGCATGAGCTTGATTTCACCATTAAATGAAATTCAATGCTTGATGTGTGGTAAATATTTTATTCCCAATGCTAAACATCAGAAATATTGTAATAAAGCATGCTTACAAAAAGCAAATATAAAAAGACGAAACATGTACTACAAGAATGTTGAGAAACTAAGAAAAGCTAAATCAGAAGAATTGAAAGAACGGAAACAAAAACAAAATGATTTCGATATGCTTTTGCATGAAATTTACTTATATAACCTTAAAAATAATTGTTTTTTAAGTTATGGTGAGTATGTAAATAAATTTAATAAGTAGTTGATAATTATAATATTTTATGCTATAATATATGTAGGGATATAAGGAAAAGGTAACGCGAATAAATGGAGCCAACAATTAATTTTGACATTTATTTCACGGCGTGGCAGTCGGTGTTACTCCCTTATATTCCGACCTATTAAAATGGTGCTGAATATGTATTGGAATATTAAGAACAGCTTATCGCATAATTGCTTATTTAATTTTATTGTGGGCGACCGGGGTGTGGGTAAAACATACGGATGTAAAAAATGGGCAATAGAGGATTTTTTAAAAACAGGGGCGCAATTTATATATCTTCGCCGGTATCAAACAGAATTAAAACGTACAAATAAATTCTTTGATGATATAAAATCAGCGTTCCCTGACGTTGAGTTTAAGGTCAACAGTCCAACGGCGTATATTAATAATAAAATTGCGGGGACATTTATACCGTTATCAACATCAAAAATGGAAAAATCAACTCCATACCCTAATGTTAATAAAATAATTTTTGATGAATTCATTCTTGATAAAGGTTATCATCATTATTTGCCTGATGAGGTTGTTAATTTTCTTGAATTTTATAATACTGTTTCAAGAGGTAGAGATGTAACAGTATATTTTTTAAGTAATGCGTTAAGCGTTACAAACCCGTACTTTTTATATTTTAACCTTAGAATGCCGTATAATAAAAGTATATCCTCATCAAGTGATATCCTAATAGAAAAAGCGTCTAACCCTGAATATGTTAATGCGATGAAACAAACCCGGTTCGGTAAAATTATCAGTAATACGGAATATTTTAACTATTCCTATGGCAGTGATTTTTTACGTGATACAAATACATTTGTCGAGAAAAAACCGTATACAGCGACATATTTTTATACAATAGTGTATAAAGGCGTAGAGTTTGGGATATGGACGGACATAAATAAGAGCGGTCTGTTATATGTATCAAATGATACAGATAAGCACTGTAAAATCAAGTATTCTATCACTTTATCTGACCATACTCCTAACACTATGCTTTTAAAAGGACACAGCAGTAAATTTATTGACAATTTTATCCAGTGTTATAAACTTGGTTTAGTTCGATTTGAGAATGTTAATATAAAGAATATGTGCGAAGATATTATAAAAATGACAATATAGTGGGGTGATGCGGTGAATATAAAATCAATCTTATTTTCGATATATAGCATAACTTGTGTGTGTCTTACTTTCTTAATAGGGGAATTTAATTTGCAGCTTGTTATATTAATTACAATAATGATAATAGATTATATATTAGGAATTATTTTATCTGGAATATTCCATAAAAGTCCAAAATCTGAAACAGGCAGACTTGAAAGTAAGGCAGGGTTTAAAGGAATTATTCGAAAAGCCGCATATTTTGTTGTAGTTATAATCGCTAATTTTACGGATTTAATAAGCGGAAACAGCTTTATTCGTGATTGCGTTATTGTATGTTTAATTATTAATGAAATACTATCTATAATTGAAAATCTGGGGCTTATGGGCGTTCCTATCCCTAAAGTATTAATAAACGCCATAGATATTTTAAAACGAAAGAGTGAAGATAATGACTAAGCTACCTGTAAGCGGTAATTTCGAAGTTACAGCAGAATACAAAGAAGTAAATACAAAATACTGGGCAACCTATCATAAAGGTATTGATTTTGTCAGTGATAATAAAACTGTATATTCTCCCTGTGAGGGGGTAGTCCGGGTTGTAGCATATGATAAAACAGGCTGGGGCTGGTATGTATCAATCGGAGATAATCAAGGCTTACATCACATTTTGTGTCATTTAGCAACTGATACAATTTGTGTAGAAGTTGGCGATATTGTTACTCCAACAACTAAAATCGGCATAATGGGAAATACTGGTAATGTGACGGGTGTACATGTTCATTATCAAATAAATAAGGATAATAAGGACATTGACCCTTATGAATATCTCGGTTATGATTTTAAACGAGGTAAATATAATTCAAAAGATTTTCAAATAGGAGGTGAAGAAATGATACCGACAGATTTTAATGAGGCACACGATTATGCAAAAAAATACATTTCACTATTGTACGATTACGGCATTACAGATGGATATGAAGACGGGACATTCAAACCCCGTCAGAATATTACCCGTGAAGAATGTGCAACAATGATTGGTAGACTAATAGAAGCCATACAGATTGGAGGAATAACAAATGGATAAGGAAATAATTAAAGACCGTCTTATAAGGATAAGTGAGCTTGCAAAAGACGATGAGGCTATCATGAATGAACTGAAAGGACTACAGGACGATGTTTATAACGTGATAGATAATATTAGCACCGAAGTAGTTGATGATAGTGTTGACGAGAACGGAGTTAAATGGTCAGAGCGTTACGATGATATGGTAAGAAAATACCGCGAGCGGTTTTTCAGTGATGAGGAAGAAGTAAAAGAGGAGCAAATTGAAGATATCCGCTCTGACAATAATGCTTATGACATAGAATATGAAGATTTGTTTAAAACCCGCGAGGGTGATTATAATATATAAATAAGGAGTGAAAAATAATGGCAACTAAAGCAAAATCAGTGACACTTGCCGCCAGCTCTGTTGATATTCTTAACGCAATCAGAAATAGTGCAAGTCAGACATATCAGGACAGAGTGCCGGTCGCAACTCAAAACAACATAAAAGAAGTAGGCAATCCGATTATTACCTTTGAGGCAATACAGAATGAATTTCTTCATGCTCTTGTAAATCGTATTGGCAGAGTACTTATCACATCAAAATCATATGAAAATCCGTTGAAAAGATTTAAAAAGGGTATTCTTGAATACGGTGAGACAGTAGAGGAAATATTCATAAATATCGCCAGAGCGCATGAATTTGACCCCAATGTAGCGGAAAATGAGGTTTTCAAACGTGAAATTCCCGATGTTAACGCGGCTTTCCATCGTCTTAATGTAAAGAACTTTTACAAAACGACAATCAGCAATGAGCAGCTGCGGCAGGCGTTTCTTTCTACTGAGGGTGTCAGCGACCTTATCGCACGTATTGTTGACAGTCTTTATACCGGTTCGGAGTTTGATGAGTTCCTTATCATGAAAGAAATGCTTGCTGATGGCATTAATAACGGGGAATTTTATGCGATAACAGTACCCGAACCTACTGCTGATAAAGCCCATGAGATTGTAACCACGATTAAAGGTATTAGCAATAAGCTGGAGTTTATGTCAAATATTTATAACCCCATGGGTGTTGTTACACACAGTAAAAAGCGCAATCAGATACTTATTGTAGACGCGGCTTTCGATGCTGTAATTGATGTAAATGTGCTTGCAAGCGCGTTTAATATGGATAAGGCAGAGTTTATGGGTCAGCGTATCTTGATAGACGATTTCAGCGATACGACCGGTGTTGTTGCTGCTATTGTTGATGAAAGCTGGTTTATGGTATTCGATAACTTTATCGGCTTTACAGAAAACTATAATGGACAGGGACTGTATTGGAATTATTTCTATCATGTATGGAAAACGTACTCTAAATCCCCGTTTGCAAACGCAGTCCTGTTTACAACAGCAACAAATAGTATAACCTCAGTTAGTGTCTCTCCCTCTACTCTTAGTGTTTCTAAGGGACAGTATGGTAAATTCAGTGCGAATGTTGTAGTTACAGGCACTCCGTCTAAGCTCGTAACATGGAGCGTTAACAGCGACAATAGCACAATAGACAATACAGGTATGCTTTATGTATCCCCTAATGAGACTTTGTCCTCCCTTACTGTTACAGCAACCAGTGTAGTTGACGGAACAAAAACTGGAACGGCTACGGTTACAGTAACAGAATAATATACATAGCGGAGGGGTGCTATACCTCTCCGCAAACTTCTATAAAGGATTGATATTATATGTCATTAATACCAACATTTCAGTTAACGCCTGATAAAGTAAACGGAACAGAAGTATATATTTGTGCTGGTGTTCCTTGTGATAATACTTATCAAGATATATGGACTTATCCTGCTCATAACGGTACAGTAGCAGACCAAGTACAGCTTTTTTTAAACAATTTCTTAAAACAGGTATATAATGCTGACGGTAGTGAAAGCGCTTTCTATTACAACGGGGATACCGGGCACCCTTATCTAATGACAAACCATGCTTTTGGTGACGAACAGAATACTTTAATTATTCCAACTAATGCGTCAAATATCTCTAATTGTAATTATGTAATATTCAGAATAATTTCACAAGGTGTTAGTAAAAGCGCAAGTGTAACATACACTCCTAATAAAGTATATTTTGCGTTTATAAATAGAATTGAATATATAAGTGCGTTAGCCACTAAAGTGTATTATGAGATAGATTATTTTCAAACCTATTATCGTGATATTCAAATAAAAAATAGCTTTATTGAGAGAGCGACTACAAATGAGGCGTTCCTCATTAATACCGTTGAGGACTATACGGACATTTCGTATTATAAAAGTATTTATACAAATAGTATTCAAATAACCATTCCTAATATCGGAACTACGTTGGCAGATAAATATTTTAATGTGTTTACAACCGAAGTTCCCGATGTTCCAATTACAGATGGCTCCCTTGAAAATCGTAAAGTAACACAATGGTTTACTAAATCAAAAATACTCGGAGGAGTATATACAGAATTAAATTTTGCAAGTTTACCGTATAGTACCATTTCTCAGGATATAAATAACTTAACCACTAATATTATAAGTAAATTAAATGATGATGCTATTCAGGGTATTATGTTATCAAGGTATCCTATTGTAGCATACGATGATATTACTAACCCAACAAAAATTACTGTTTATCCAAATTTAATGTCACAGAATATTGAAATTGATTTCAGTTCATTATTCCAAACAGATTATGATCCAAAGTTATATACATATCCATATTGTAAGATTTTATTACATACAGCACAGGGTATTACTGTTGAGTATAAGCCAGAAGAATTAGATTACCATAACGGAAATAAATTTTATGTTAAAATTAAAAAATCATTTGGACTAACTCCTACAATGTGGGCATACATTCCAACAGTAATCAATAGTGATACAAAAATAGTTGAATATAATGACAGTGTTATGTGTAACTGGAATAGAAACGAATTTCAAACATGGTGGAACAATAATTCATCAAGTTTTATAGGTAACAATATATTATCAGCATTAACAAATGTTATCAGTGGCTCTAAAGGGCTGTTACAAGCGGGTGCAAGTGGATTAAGCGGCACAATGGGAGGTCTTACCGCCGCAGATGCCGGGCTTAATTTAATCGGAACAATCGGAGGTGGCGCACTTACAATAAATGATAAAAGAAATGTACCTGACACATTAAAAGGTATGTTAAGCTCAAATATAGGTAAAATTTATAATAATTTAAACAGTGCATTTCAACTTGAAATAGTTCAGGCAGATAGTGCAAGCTGTGCTCGTATGACGTCATATTTTCGTATGTATGGTTATGCGTATAATCAAGTACAAAGCGGTACATATATTACAAACATATTTGGAAATAATGGAGGGAGAGGACCATATCTAAAACTAAACAATCCCATTATAATGCCTATTGCTGTTCCTTTAAATTCTACAACAATAGACCCATATTCATATTTAAATGGAGTGCCTACAAATGCAATGACGAAAATAAAAAGGATATTTACGAACGGATTTAGATGCTGGGATATTTCAGACCCCAAACAAATAGGAAATTATCAACAGTAAGGTAGGTGAATATAATTGAAATTTTTAGATGCAATGCCGAACTACTATACCAGCAAAAAGAAAAAAACATACATTGATAATCATAATACGTATATCGATTATTTCAATCGATTACAGGAATATGTTATAAATATGTTTGAATGGGAAAACCTGCCCGATAGTGTAGACCCGCGATTTATTGAACTTAGTTTGTGTGATAGGGGATTTTTAGTATATTTCAACGATGATGTTATCGGAAACCTTGCATTAAACTGCGCTATCGGTGGTAAATTAGACGTGTATAACTATCCTATATATCGCCGTGCATATGCTCCTAACGGATATCAGAAACGTTTAGATAATAAAAACAGTGTATTAATTTATAACAATTACTTACATACCCCGTCCATTTTAACTATTGAATTATACGCACGCAGACTTGCAGAAATTGAACGGACTATTGATGTTAATGTTAAATCACAGAAAACACCATTAATTATTAAGTGTGATAAGAAACAAGAGCTTACTATGCGAAACCTTTATCAACAGTATGACGGAAACATACCCGTTATATTCGCTGACGAGAATACTAATATTGATAATATTTCTGTAATTCCCACTAAATCCGAATATGTTGCAGACCGTCTGAATACACTAAAAAGACAAATCTGGCAGGAGGCACTCACATTCTGTGGCATAGATAATGCAAACACAGAGAAAAAAGAAAGACTTGTTACTGACGAGATTATATCTAATCTCGGCGGTGTTCACGCCCAAAGATATGTCATGCTTAATGCCAGACAGGACGCGGCTAAGAAAATAAATAAAATGTTTGGAACAAATATTAAGGTTAGATTTCGTCAAGACACACAAACATATTATGAGGAGGTCGAGCTTAATGGCAAAGTATACGATAGAACTAAAGACATTAGTGGAACAGAAGTATGAACTGAACTTGGAAAATTACCCGATATTTGATGAAACATACCGTGATACACTTAATAATAAAATAATTAATCATTACTATTTCCATGAAATTGGTTTTGAAACCCCCGATAGATTTAACCATTATTTAGGAACAACAATGTCCGAGATTATGCCGTATTATAATCAGCTTTACGAAAGCGCTAAGCTCGAGATTGAACCGTTAGTTACCGACAACTTTACAGAAACAACAACCCGAACAGGTGATGAAACAACAACCACTAACGGAGTAAATCAAAGTCAAGTAAAATCAAACACGGAAAACAAACAGGTTAATGATTTAACTACTACGAATAATGTAACAAATAATAGTGAAGGCACTAACACAAGCAATGCCACAAATACTAAATACCAAAACGATACTCCGCAAACACCAATAAAAAAGAATTGGATAAGTGACGACGGTTTTTATGCAAGCTCCGTTGAAACAGGCGTTACAAACGGAACAGATAACTCGGAAACAACGCAAACAAGCAACGGAACAACAACAAACACGGGTAATGTAACTAATAATTATTCCGAAGATACAATAAATTCAAATTTCAAAGACGATAAGGAAGTAAAAAACAGAAACTTGACTGATACAAAAACAACAACAGGCAGTAAAAAATCCCAAGCTGAATTACTTAAACTATACCGGGATACATTTATTAATATTGATTTAATGGTGATAGGTGAGCTTAAAAACTTGTTTATGGGGGTGTTTTAAATGCACGCATATATCTTTTCGATTACCCCGGATAATGACGGCAAATACAAATTTAAAACCACTACAATAGGTTACCCCGATACGCCTGGGTTACTTCCAAATTCTGACGCAATAGTAACAGACTATTTTGAATATGATACAAAAAATGATATGCTGGACGCAATGATATCACAGCTTACAAACCTTAAAGGAGTTTAACAAATGGAACAAATACCAAACATAAATAATATCTGCGCATGTAATAAAACAGTACCAACAATATTAGAGGGAAGCTCTCTATATGAAAGTATGTGCAATTTAGTTACGATTACTAATAGCATGATTGATGAGGTTAATAAACTTATTACTGCATACAACAACATCGCGTCAGAATTTGCCAAATACCTGCCGCTTAACGGTGGCACTATGACAGGCAATTTAGATATGAATAACAACAGCATATCTAATGCCACAACTCTTACAACAAACACGGCATTTATCAAAACAAATTTGCCCGCTAACGCATGGCAAGGTGATACATCAAGAGCAACTAATGTTAAATATGTTGATGATAACGGAATTAATCAAATAGACGGTAGTAATACCTATTTTATTGAAAATTATAATTTCTTTACTAATATTAACGCAACATTCGATGCCTTTTTAAACGAACATTTTGGTTTATGTTTTATTGCCAACAACTTACAGTTTGAAATAAACGGGCAGTCAACTAAAGGAATAACTTGCTTTTGGTATCCGCGTTATTCTACACCAGCAACCAACTCTGCAGGCTGGACTACCTTAGTTTATGACACAGATAAACAAGACTACTACAATATTTACTTTAATTACAGCTTTGATAATAAAACCGCTAACATTACCGTCACTCCTGTTCTAAGCACATTACCCGAACTAAACTATATTAAAAACAACAACGGCACATTCACAGGCACACTCACAAACGGAGATATGACGCTTAGCGAAAGCGGTATTGAAGTATCAAACACAAGTGACGGAACAATATCTACTGGTTTTATCAAGGGTACAAGCAACAATACTGTAACCGGCATGCGCTCAACTAAAAATTTATTCTTATACGGTACAGGCATAACTCTTAACGCTAATAACGGCACTATCTTAGTACAAGGTACATTACAGAATGCAAACTGCACATCACCAAGATCACCGAACCAAGTCGCAAATAAAAATTATGTTGATAAAGCTATTTCGGCTATTCCTACCCCCAGTGGGGTCGAGACCTCTGATATATCGACATACGGATGGCGTGACGGCGGTAGTTTTATATCTTCAATTTCAATCGAGTTAGATAAATTTTTAATCATGAATTATAATAAACCATTTATATTGACAAATAATGAGATTGAAATGAATGATCACTCATCTGATACATATTTAAATATGTGGACACCTATTACACCGCCTAACCCTGCTACACATTCATGGCAAACGATAACTAAAGACGCTCAAAATAATAATACATATTTATTAAGGTTTAATTATATACCCTCTGAAAACGCTACATTAGAGGTATATCAACTTAATTTAACTACATGATATTAATTATATGCTTAATATAAAATAACTGATTATACGTGAATTTAAAACAATTTAAAGACATGTACCTGAAAGCCTCCCCTATTCTGTGTAGAACCATACAGGGTAGGGGAGGTCGTATTACATC